TTTACGGATCTGCCCTGAACTCCGATTAAATCTTTATTATAAAACAAAGGAATTATAATTCTAGGCTCTTTCGGAACATTCGATCCAAACGTTGGTTTAATCGAGTTGACAAACTCTGTAAAGTCTTCCGCCCAGTAAAATTTTTCGGGATCGAGTCTACGTGATTCGAGATACTCTCTGCCACGTTGTACCTCAGAGCATAGAGGAAGGCTGAGTTTCGTTTTAAATTTAGGTTTTTCAAACGTGAGAGTGGGTTCATCTACAACAAAATTTCGTCCTGTAAATCCATCTTTAAATTTCTCCATAGCATACTGTTTTTGAAGAACAGTATCTATCTCTTTAAGAAAATTATTAAAAGACATAGAGGCGCCACAATTATGACACCTATAATTTACATTAGTTTCTATGCCATATATATACCCTCTTGCTTTATTTCTATGTTTTTTTGAATCCCCACAAAGAGGACATCTCATATTATAAAGATTGGGTTTTACTTTTTTAAATTTTTCTAAGCGAGAAGAAACTAATCCGATAAACTTAGAATCAATTAAATCCATTACAAGATTTATCTTGTTTCAGTTATTATACCTTTCTCTGGTGGTGGTGTCAATATAGATCCAACCACTCTTTGTCCAATTGGTGATACTACGAAACTAATGATGGCAATAGCACCAGCAATAGTCCACATTTTCTTTTCTATTGTACGTAATCTCTCATCTACCTTGCGAATATCTCTCTCACATCCTGCTTTAATCTCCGCACTTTGACGGTTAACTTCTCTGTGAACCGATTCAATTTTCTCAAA